TGGAGTACGTGGAGGTGCTGCAACAGTATATTTACCTGTATGGCATTATGAATTTGAGGACTTAGTAGTCCTTAAAAATAATAGAGGTACTGAAGAAACCCGTGTACGTAATATGGATTATGCATTCCAATTTAATAAGCTTATGTATGAGAGATTATTAACTGGTGGTAAGATAACATTCTTTAGTCCTGACGATGTCCCTGGATTATATGATGCATTCTTTGAAGACCAAGATAAGTTTCAAGAGTTATATGAAAAATACGAAAGAGCATATTCAATTAGGAAAAAATCTCTACCAGCCTTAGAAGTATTCTCTCAATTCTTACAAGAACGTAAAGAAACTGGCCGAATATATCTACAAAATGTTGACCATGCAAATACACATGGTGCATTTATAGAGAAGCAAGCACCGATTCACCAAAGTAATTTATGTTGTGAAATAGATTTACCTTCACATGGATTAGAATCATACGATGATACGAATAAAGGTGAGATATCTTTATGTACTTTATCTGCAATTAACTGGGGATTAATAAATGACCCATCTCAATTTGAACATTATTGTGATTTGGCTGTACGTGCTTTAGATGCTTTATTAGATTATCAAAACTATCCAGTCATAGCAGCACAAAGGTCAACGATGAATAGGAGACCTTTAGGTGTTGGTATAATTAATCTTGCATATTTCCTAGCTAAAAGAGGTCTTAAATATAATGATGAAGCTTTAGAAACTGTTGATGAATATGCAGAAGCATGGTCATATTATCTAATTAAAGCCTCTGCAGATTTAGCAAAAGAGCAAGGTTGTTGTTATAAAAACATGGAAACCAAATATGGTCACGGTATTCTCCCTATAGACACTTATAAAAAAGAGGTGGATGAACTTATTAAGCATAAAGAAAGAATGCCTTGGAAGCAGTTGAGAGAGCAGCTTAAGAAAAAAGGTATTAGAAACTCCACTCTAATGGCCATCATGCCAGCCGAAACCTCAGCTCAAATAAGTAATTCAACTAATGGTATAGAACCACCAAGGGCTCTTGTATCATATAAACAATCTAAAGATGGTGTAATGGCACAGGTAGTACCTAATATGTGGAACCTTAAAAATAAATATGATTTGCTATGGGACCATGATGGACCAGAAGGTTACCTTAAAATTATGGCAGTACTCCAAAAATATGTTGACCAAGGAATATCTGTTAATACATCTTATAATCCAGCGCAGTATGAAGATAATAAAATACCAATGTCTGTTATGCTTAAAGATTTAATTACTTTTTATAAGTATGGTGGTAAACAACTATATTATTTTAATACTAATGATATGGCTGGTGAAGAGGAAGATTGTGAAAGTTGTAAATTATAAAAATAATTAAAAAAACTATGTACATTAGTTATATTTTATGGTATAATATATAGTATTAGAAAATTAAATTATTATATATAATATATATTCTGGGAAACAGGATATATAATTGCTAATCAGCAATATTTCATAATAGGTCAATCGACACGCAGAAATTTTATATATAATAATGAAAGAAATTTTTTAATCGCAACACGGGGTTAAAAATGTAATACCTTCGAGACAAGGCTAAACTATTTTTTAAAACGACATAGGAGAATATATGTTAGATAAAATCACAAGCGGCGTAGCCGCTGCAACAAGTATCGGTGTGATGCTTATTAGCTTAGCGATTGTTTTACAAATCGTATTTGGCGGAAGCGTGCCTTTCCTTGGCGGAGACGTCATTGGCACAATAATCGGTATTGTTCATCAGCTAGGAGACGCTGGCTTAGTTGGATTAATCGCTGCAGGAATTCTGTGGAAATTACTTTCATCTGATGATGCATAAATAACATTCATTCAATAATGAAGTGAGTTAAACGACGTAAAGGTAAAGGTAGGAGCACTTAACACGTGGGTTCAATTCCCACCTCCTCCACCAAATATATTTAAATTAGATGTATTTGGTGGGGGAGACAAGGCATCGATTAGGTAGCAGATCCGCTTGAGACTCGTCAGTCAACGAAGACTTAAAAATGCAAATTTAATCGGCAACCAAAACGATTATTTACTAGCTGCTTGACGGCTAGTTGAGGTTTTCTCCGGAGTCCCTTATCACCCAATACTCCGGTATTTTTTTGTATACATACCCCCATGATAAGCATAACAGACAAAGCCATTGAAAAATTACAGGTTCTTTTAAAAGATGAAAATACACTAACACCTCGTTCTTTAAGAGTAATGGTTAAAACAACAGGTTGTTCGGGCTTAGCATATAATTTAGAGTATGCATACTATGCAAATATTGAAGATATCACACAACAGTTCGATGGATTCCGTGTTTTCGTAGATCCAAAATCATATGTCTATGTCGAAGGATGTGAGATAGACTATAAGCATGAAGGTCTTAATGAAGGCTTTGAATTTTATAACCCTAAAGAAAAAGCCAGATGTGGCTGTGGAGAATCGTTTACAGTATGAGTTTAATGAAAAAACCTTTAGGTGATGGCACTGCTTTAGTTACTAAATTCGAAGATTATCGAAAATATAAATTTACTAAAAAATACTGGATAGAAGATATGCCATTAGTCATATTTCCTGATTGTAAAAGAGATATACATATAACTGAGGATAAAGAATGAAAAAATCAGTATTTGAGATAAACACAAAAAGCCATTTAGAAAAAGATTTATTCTTTGATGAAGGTGTAGACATTGCAAGATATGACGCAGTTAAATATCCAGCTTTGCAAAAGTTATATGAGAAGATGTTATCGTTTTATTGGACACCTGACGAAGTAGATGTTACAAAAGACAAAATAGATTTTGGTAAATTAACAGAAAATGAAGAACATATATTTACAGCAAACCTTAAGAGACAAATATTATTAGACTCAGTACAAGGCAGATCACCTGACTTAGCACTATTACCATTAGCAAGTAATCCAGAATTAGAATTACTTATAGAGACATGGGCATTCTTTGAGACTATTCATTCACGGTCTTATACCCACTTAATTAGAAATGTATATCCCAACCCATCTAAAGTATTTGATGAGATTAAATCTATACCCGAAATATTAGATTGTGCAAAAGATATATCTGAACATTATGATAATCTAATTAATTGGAAAGGACCATACGGTAATTATAAACATAAAAAATTATTATACCTATGTTTAATTTCTATATACATATTAGAAGGTATAAGATTTTATGCCAGTTTTTCATGCTCATGGGCATTCGCAGAGCTTAAACAAATGGAAGGCAATGCAAAGATTATTAAATTAATTGCAAGAGATGAGAATCTACATTTAGCAGCATCGTTAAATATAATTAGACAATTAATTAAAGATGATGAAGATTTTGAAAAAATTAAAGAAGAAACAAACGATGAAGTAATGAAATTATTTGAAGATGCATTAGTTCAAGAAGAGGAATGGTGTGATTACTTATTTGGAAATGGTTCAATGATTGGACTAAACGCAGACCTCTTAAAAGATTATGTACGTTGGATTGGATCAAAGAGGATTAAGAGTTTAAATTATCCTGTGCCATTCTCAGTACATCAGCATAACCCACTGCCATGGACAGAAAAATGGATTAGTGGCGGAGCAGTACAAGTTGCTCCACAAGAAACAGAAATAACGTCTTATGTACTCGGTGGAGTTACGCATGACGTCGACAAGAAATCATTTGAAGGATTAAGTTTATGACAGCAGGTATAGCAGTAGTATGGTCTAAAAACAATTGTATATATTGTACAAAAGCAAAAGACTATTTAAATAAAAAAGGAATACAAGTAGAAGAGAGAAATGTTGAAGCAGGTGGTCAATGGACAATGAGAGAATTACAAGATAAAGTTCCAGGAGCAAGAGCATTTCCACAGATATTTATTGATGGCAAATATGTAGGATCTTATGATAAGATGATGTCGTATATTCAATTAGGAGAATTAAGTTTATGATATGTCATGAATGTAATAGTCCAAGTTTTGATGTTACTGTCAAAGAAGAATTAGGATATGATAATAATCCTCTCGATCTTGGAATGGAAGTGACGCACTGCCCTTTTTGTGGTGCTAATTTAGAATGGGCCCAACGTGGAGGATATGATGCATCAGAATACGATAACGATGAAGAACGAATGGACGCATAATGGGAGACAATTTACTTCTGATGATATTGGCGAGTTTTATGGTTTTGTGTATCGTATTACCAACTTGGTCACCGGACATGACTATGTCGGACGTAAGTATTTCAGGACAATACGAAAGCTTAAACCCCTCGTAGGTTTCAAAAGAAAACGTAAAGTCACAAAAGAAACTGATTGGCAAGATTATTGGGGATCAAGTAATAGGTTAACTGAAGATATCGAGAAGTTAGGCAAAGAGAATTTTAAACGTGAAATTATTTGTCTATGCAAAACACGTGGTGAGACAAATTATATGGAAGCTAAAATACAGTTTGATGAGGATGTATTATTAAATGAGAACAATTATAATGGCATTATCGCTGTAAAGATTGGTGTAGGATCAGTTAAAAATTTAGCTGAAAACTATGTACAATCAAAGTAAACTATGATATAATAGGTGTATATTATGAATAGAGGTAAATATGGTATTAGTAGACTTTAATGGTTTAGCGATTGGATCCATCATGGGTCAATTAGGACGAGGTGAGGAGCTTAGTGAAAACTTAGTTAAACATATAATTCTTAATAACCTTCGTATATATCGTAACAAATATCCAGAAGCCAAACATGGCAAAATGGTAATATGTTGTGATAGTTTTTCATGGCGTAAAGATGTATTCCCAGAATATAAAGCTAAACGTAAATCTAATCGTGAAACTGATAAACATGATTGGCAGCAGATCTTTGACTTAATTGACTCTACACTCCAGGATCTACGTGAGAACTTCCCATACGCTGTTATCAAGATCGAAAGTGCAGAGGCAGACGATATCATTGGTGCATTAACTGTACATAAGTCTGATTTTGGTGGTGAAGATGTTGTTATTATATCTGCTGATAAAGACTTTATTCAGTTACAACAATATGGTAATGTCACAGAACAATGGTCACCGCTATTTAATAAATTAGTTAAAGATGATAATCCTCGTAGATATCTATTCGAACATTTACTTAAAGGCGATGCTAGTGATGGTGTTCCAAATGCAAACTCTCATGATAATGTATTCATTACAGAGGGAAGACAAACACCTATGACTAAAAAAGCTATAGAGAAATATTGGGATAATCGTGATGATCTTGAAAACATTATGAAGCCTAATGTATTTCGTAACTTTATGCGTAATGTTCAAATGATTGATTTAACAAATACACCTAATGGTATTCGCGAAGAAGCTATAAATAATTATGAGAATTATAAATATCCAGCACGTTCAAATATATTAACATATCTAATAGAACATAGAATGAAAATGTTAATCGATAGTGCAGGAGAATTTTGAGCGAAGACGAACTAAGACAATTCATAGAATATTTTAAAGATGAATTGCCTGATCCAGAGCACCATCCAATAAAAGTGATGTGGCTATATAAATGGTGGAAAAGTATAGTAATAAAAAATAGAAATGCCGACATACACATTCAAAAGCAATAAAACTGGTAAAGTCTGGGACGATGTAATGCCTTGGAAAGAACTTGATGATTACTATATAAAACATGATTGTGAACAAGTCATCGGAGTACCTACAACAATTGGAGGTGTTAAATCTCTATGGTCACAAACAGATGATGGCTTTAAAGATCGTATGCAAGAAATTAATAAGGTAGCAGGAAAACGTGCTTTGAAACAAACAGATTATGATAGATAATGTTTAAACATGAACCAATTGATTTAGGATATAAAGATCTAAAAACTACCAATAGCGGTGGCAGAAAATATCTTATACCTAATGGAAATTTATATTATCCTTCAATCACAACATTACTCGGCAACTTAAGTAAGAAAGCCATTATGGAATGGCGTGATCGTATAGGTCATGAAGAAGCTGATCGTATATCAAGACAAGCGGCCGGTAGAGGTACAGCAGTTCATGCTGTATGTGAGAATTATGTAAACAATAATCCTGACTATGATAAAGATTTAATGCCCAACATCTTACATGATTTCAAACGAATTAAAAATATATTAGACACAAGAATTGGTACAGTATATGGACAAGAATTGCCATTGTATTCTGATCATTTAGGAGTTGCAGGTCGAGTTGACTGTGTAGCAGAATTCGATGGCAAGTTGTCTATTATAGACTATAAAACAAGTCGTAAGACAAAGAAAAAGGAATGGATTGAATCTTATTTTATGCAAGAGTGTTTTTATGCTATTGCATGGGAAGAAAGAACTGGCATTCCTATCACACAATTAGTAACAATTATCTCTGTGGACAACGCAGAACCTCAGGTATTCATCGAACACCGCGATAATTGGGATAAAAAACTCATACAAGTCATAGAAAAATATTCTACATAAGCTGCGTTTCATAGAAAAATACGTTTATTTTCGAAAATAGTCAACATATATCCTCCCCATATGATATAATGGTACCATATTTAATAAAAAAGGAAGTAAAAATGGAAAGTGAAATCGTATTTTTTTTAGTTATGTTAGGAAATTTAGGTTTACATATTCTTTTGGGGAGATTTTAAATGACAGTTACAGATTTAATATACAGATTAATACAACGTTCAGACACAACATGGTCTGAAACAGTTGAAGGAGATGAGCGCCAAGATACTCTACATTTAGGTTATTCTGGCGATGAAAGCAGACGAGAAACCGTCCGCTCAATCTTGCAACAATGCGGTGTTCGATTGAGTGAAGTTGAACGCTTAAGGGAAGAAGGTGTTATCTTAGACGTTGTCTTAGATGATTATCATGTCGGACTTAGGTGTAGTTTAGATCATGTTTGGGTTTATACAGACTACACACGTGAAAGATTATTAACATTATAGAGGAGAAAAAAGTGAATACACTAGATTTATTATTAAAACACGCATCACCATCATACGAAGCTTCTTACGCAAAAGGTATTCCTATGAAATATCACGAACAAGTGAAAAAAGATCTAAAGCATTGCAATGCAACTATGTGCTTTATGAATCGTGCGTTTGGTGGAAATAGTTTTAGATACATATTTAGAGGCAAATCAAAACCTGGATTTAAACGTCCACAAGCTTGGTGTCCTAAACCACATGCAGATACATTTGCAATTTATGAGAAAGGAGTTAATACATGGCTGATCTCATAAAAAAGGGAATTCCATTCCAAAAAAATATGCCAAGATCAGAAACGGTCGAAAGGTTTATTAAGAATGGTGGTGTAGTTAAAGTTATATCACCTGAAGAAACTGCCAAAACATTACGTAAACAAAGCGGTGGTTATTTTAAAGGACAATCCGTAATGGGTCCATCCAAGAAAAAGGGGAAAACATCATGACATCAGCAAAAAATATTATTATTATTGCATTGGTTATTATCAATATTATTATTTGGAGTCAAATATAGTGTGGATAAAAGAATCAAAACGTAAAACAATTAGTGAGCTTGAAGGCATTCGTCTAAGATCAGCTAGACTGTGGCTAGACAAAGATGGCTTTCACCCTTTTTTAGATCAAAATACACTAATTAAACCCGATTTACAGAAATCTATGGGTTGTAAATACAACGAATTACCTAAGGAAGCTTGGGATGTTATGGACAAATATGATGAAGCATTAGCCAAAGGGAGTATATATGCTACGTGAGATAAAAGATAAAGTTATATTAACTGACTGTGATGGAGTTCTTCTTGATTGGGAATTTCATTTCTATCGTTGGTTAGAAAAGACTGAAGGCTTTCACAGATTAAGTGGTGATTATGCTGTCGCAAAGGCAGTTGGCATTCCACAAAAAACTGCTGCAAGATATGTCAACTTATTCAACAGATCTGAAGAAATGAAAAGGCTATCACCTTTGCGTGATGCTATTAAATATGTACGTAAGCTACATGAAGAGCATGGATATATTTTCCATGTCATTACTTCACAGACTAACTGTCGACTTGCTCAAGAGTATCGTAAAGAAAACTTGAGAAATGTATTTGGCGATGTATTCGAAGGTTTCACTATTCTAAACACTGGTGAAGACAAAGATAAAGAACTCATGAAATGGGAAGGTACTGAATGTTTTTGGATTGAAGACAAAGGCGCGAACATTAGAATGGGTAACGATGCTGGATTAAACAGCATATTGATCCAACATGCATGGAACAAAGATTGCGAATATTCTTGTGCTCATGCATACACTTGGAAAGATGTTTATAATATTATTACAGGAGATTACACATAATGGTGATTACATCAGAAAATAGAGAAGCACACTTAAGATCTAAATCAAGATTTTATGTAGCTGGTTGGGTAGCTAATGAGCAATGTGAAAACCCACAGGTTTTACCTGAGTCTTGCAAGAGTGATCTTGTAATTGTTGCACAACACGAGGATTATCTCGATGGCTATGGTGAATCATTTGCTAATGGCGAATGCTTGACTGCAGAATTAGAAGCTTAAATTCGTATAAATAAAGCTATATCACAAGGGATTTGTAATGTCAAAGACAGAACAGTTTCGAATGCTTGAAACTAAAATTAAGCATATTGGTATGATGGGACAATGGTATCAACGATACGATATTTCCAAAAATGCCGAAGAGTGTAAAGTTATTATTAAAGAATTAAAGAGGTCCTTGGACCCGCCATGTGGTATGAGTAACAAATAGAATGGAGGTAACCATGGCGTTACTGGAAGATATAGTTGATTTTTGTAAGAAGGAATTGAAGATTCCTCAAGAGGTTTTAGTATCTGTTGAGGTTGAAGATATATCAGAAGATAATGTTAAAGGTTGGACCACTGATTCTGCAGAAGATGATGAGTACGATATTGAAATTGATACAGGTCTAAGTTTCAAAGAAACTATCTTAACCTTGTGCCACGAGATGGTACATGTCCAACAACTACACGAACATCGTGAGCTTGATGAAAATGAAGCTTACGAAAAAGAAAGTCGTTTATATACAAAGTATATAAATAACTCTCAGTAGCCATCCCTACTTAAAAAAGGATTTTTTTGTTTAAATAAAAAGGAAAGTATATGTTTAAAAAACTACTAGTCGCGACGGCGGCAATGGCAGTATCAGCAGCTACGTTTGCTGGTATTAGTCTTTCGGGTTTGTATGAGGGTACACTAGATTCACATGGTACGTACACTCAAGACATTCATACTACGATGAAGGGAACTTCTGGCGGTTCGTCCGTTACTGTTGTTCTTGATAAAGATTTCAGCGTAGACGACATGTGGGTAGAGAGCACAGCTGGTGCATTTACTCTAAAAATAGGTGACTGGTCAGGAGATGATCCTGATTCAACGAAGATTGGAGTATCAACAACTGTTGGTGCGTACACAGTCGGATTAAGTCAAGTATCAGGTGGTTCAACAACTATCGATGCTAGTGGAACAATTGGTGGTATTGCAGTTGCTATGACAGACGTTGCAGCAGAGACAAGAGAAACCACAGCTTCTATTACATCGGGTGGATTGACTGCTAAAGTGGTACATAACAAAGTCACAGCAGGACATAATATGGAAGCAACGGTTGGTACAACTGTAGCTGGTATGGGTCTTGAAGTAGTTCATGATAGAAATGCTGGTGCAGCGAATGACAATGAAGTATCAGTCTCTCGTGTTCTTGGCACTTTAGGTACTCTTAAAGGTACTTACAACAAGACGGACGCAGCGACTCCTGTTGTCACGAAAACTGTAGAGTTAACTCGTGGTATATGGACCGCTTCTTGGTCACAAGTTGATAGCGCAGACGCTACAACTTCACTGAAGGCAAGTCTATCGTTCTAACTTAGGAAACTAAGCAACTTGGGGGACTTTCCTTATTAGGTCCCCCATTCTTAAATAATGGAGATATCATGGAATATAATAATACCAAATTAATGAGCGAACACTATAAAGATGATGGTAGTGTTGCAAAGATTTATCAAGTAGTAACAGGAATGGATGGTGAACATTCGTTTTTTTCAATAACGTATAAAGATCCAGCTGGTAATCGTATTATGCAAGAAGACTTTCCATATAAAGCTTTAACTTATGTGGAAGATGCAGCAGAGAACTGGACTAAGGGTATAAAATTATTAAAGGGATAATATGGCAGATTTCGATTTTGGTTTCACGCTAGTCGATGAAGATGAATTAGATGTTGCACAAACGGCAACAGCTTCAGCGGCTGCAGCAGAAACAACACAAGATAGATTAGATAATCTATTTAATGCTATTACGCCTTTACTCAATAACTTAAAGGCTAATCCAGAGAAACAAATGATTAAATGGCCTAATCGTGTTGAGAAGGTAGAAGCATTTGAAGATCACATTTATAAAATATATAAAGGTTAGTATGTACAAATTATAAATTTATGTTATAATATACCTAACATTAACCAAAATAGGATTTAAATTATGGCAAAACGTAAGATGAGTGAAGCACAGCGTGAAGCTGCTGCAAAAAATTTAGCAAAAGCAAGAGCTGCTAAAAAACCTACAACCTATAAAAATATTGCTCCAAGAGTTTTAGCATTAGATGATGACCATGGCTTATCGATGGTCAATGTTAAACGTTATATTAAGGTTACACAAGAAAAGATGTCAGCGTTAAGACAAGCAATACATCGTAATGAAAAAGGTGCAATCGCTAAATTTGCCTCAGCTCGAGCATATAAAAATCATTGTGAAACATATCTAAGAGAAGGTACATGGTCATTAGATTTTTATGGAGAGAATGAAGAGAAACCAGTATTTTGGTCTACTCTTGCTCCAGCTTATGACGCAGATGGAATGCAGAAATGAGCGAGGATATAAACAAGAAAGCATTCTCAAATTTAGTTGAGACATATGTTCGTACTCATAGAGGTTGTCCATATATGGATGCAGTTATTCAAGTATGTGAAGATAATGAAATCGATATACGTGATAGTAAAAAACTGATCTCTAAGGAAATAGTAGAGCACATTGAATTTGAAGCAAAGAAACTTAATTTGCTTCAAGGTGGTCATTCAGCAATGTTACCTATATGACCGGATATGAGGCCTTTATATTACATCATGCAATCAACTTACACTTTAATGGAACTTACGATTGTTTTAAGTATAATTTTAAAACTAACGTAACTGAAAAAACATATTGGAAAAGACCAGATAAATTTCAGTTAACAAAGATTGGTAAACGATTTAAAAGTAGAGATGATATCATGTTATATTTTGCTGCACATCAAGTAGCAGGCAATAAATATAGTGGTGATATGATTAGAGATGAAGAAACTTATACACAGTTTTTAAAACGTATAGATAGTATAAGTTATTTGTTTAAGAACGAATTAGAAGAAATTTCGAATGTAAAGTTTGATACTCTTTTGGAAATAGAAGAAACATATCCAAAAATAGTACAGCTTCATTTGGAAGGCACGGTGTCATTAGAGACTGTGTGCATAGTGAATAGGCTAACAGGATTTATTGAGGAAGCCAATTCACGAATAAGTGAGACCATTTTATGGCCTGACTTATATAAGAAGATAACTAAATATCAATCATTTTTAAAGTTTGATGATTTAAAAATGAGAATGATTATATTAGATATTTTCAAATAAAGTATGTACTTTTAGCAAAAGTATGTTATAATATACAATGATACAAATTAATATAAATTTTTAAAGGAGATGTACAATGAGTTTTGCAGACTTAAAGGCTAAGGCTAATGACATGAGCGCATTAGTAGGTGCGGCCGGAACAAGCACCACAGAAAAGAAATCATATGGCGACGATCGTATGTGGAAACCCACGGTAGATAAAGCAGGCAACGGTTATGCCGTTATTCGTTTTCTGCCAGCTGTCGAAGGTGATGACTTACCTTGGGCAAAATACTGGGATCATTTCTTCCAAGGACCGACTGGACAATGGTATGTTGAGAAATCACTAACTACTATTCAAAAGGACGATCCTGTGTCGCAGATGAATTCTAAACTTTGGAATACAGGCATTGAGGCAGATAAAGATACTGCACGTAAGCGTAAGCGTCGTTTACATTACGTTAGTAACATTTATGTTGTTTCAGATCCTGCAAATCCTGAAAACGAAGGTAAAGTATTTCTATATACTTACGGTGCTAAAATCTTTGAAAAGATTATGGATAGCATGCAACCTAAGTTTCAAGATGAATCACCAGTCAATCCATTCGATATGTGGGTAGGCGCTAACTTTAAAATGAAGATTTCGAATGTTGCGGGATTCCGTAACTATGACAGATCTGAATTTGCTAATGCTGAGGCTTTGAATGCAGATGATGCTGCGTTAGAAGCTATTTACAATCAACAGCATTCTCTTAAAGAGTTTACTGATCCATCAACATTTAAATCTTACAGTGAACTTAATCTTAAGTTAACGCGTGTGTTAGGTGAGGAAGTTAAACCGGTTGAAGATGATTCACCATTTAATGATTCACCAAATGATGTTCAAGATCCTGTCGCAACAGCTGCTGATCCAGTAGCTAGAGCTGATTCGGATAATGATGACACTATGAGTTATTTTGCTAAGTTAGCAGCTGAAGCTTAATCTTTATGAACCCGTCGAAAGGCGGGTTTTTAATTTCATCGAGGTGCAAATCCTTGTTTACCTGTCCAGAGTTCTGCA